TCTTCCGATGGTGGTAAAAAGAGAATTGCTTCTTTATTGAAAGGAAAAGATACGAAAGAGGTTTATGAGACAGCGTCCGCTTTAGATTTATCAGAAGCTGATGTGAAATCATCCTTGGATTCGAGTGTAGCTGCTGGAGAGACTGATTCGAAAGTTGCAGAAGAGATCATGAAAGCTGTTACAGAGGGTTTTAAGAAAAGGGCAAAGGACGAAAAAAGGGTACAGGAAAATATAGGGGCACAAGAGAGACTGAGTAGTAGTAAATACATTACTTCAGGGTATTCGGAAAAGAAAAAGGACTTTTATGATATCACAAAGGGTGGGTTCGTTAATGTGCAATCAGGGGATATCCTAGTTGATAAAAATTCTCTCGCGCAAGGTACGGGAGGTCCTCGTGGAGCTGCTATCCCCGCCATTGCAGAAGCTTCTGGAGCTTCAAAGGCTGGCAGCACAGGAGCCCCAACTACCGCAGGAGGCAGTGGGACTACTATAAACATTCAAGTCACAGCTACGGAAAGTGATCTCGCGGGAAAGATTGCTAATGAGATAAAGAGAGAGCTTTACAATAGACAGATATCAACTTCTTCCTATAGCTAAGGTTAAAAATTATGGCCCAGAGCCACGACTTAAGAAAAATTGTTGCTTTAGATAAATATTTGAGGACAAATGCGTCCAGCCCCAATTATATATCTTCTCTTGATAGCAATCTATATAATACCTATAACCTCCCAAAAGGTCGTGAGAGACTAAAATTCTATATAACAACTGTAGATCCTCAGGGTTTCAATACTTCATATACCATAGGGAATTCCACATTTTTAGGTCTTGTTTTACTCATCAATCCGGCTTCTCTTGGTGTAAACATGTCTAAAATGATAAACAGAACTCAAAGTATGACAGGATGGGTAGAAACTCATTGGGGAGAAGAACTGGATACGGTTACCTTTCAGGGTAGCTCTGCCGCTTTTATCTGGGGAAGTGCCTTGGGGGCGGGTAGACCTACAGGTCCTTTAAGAGACACTCCTCAGGAAATACAGGGTGTTTATAATGAATATATGGATATACCTGGTCTTGGTATAAATGAACAGATAGGTATGGGAGATCATACAGGATTGGCTACAAAGAGAAGGCGTGAAACTGTAACCTATGATGAATTCAGAAGGATAATTAATTTAATGAATTCAAACGCAGCAAATTTTGATACACGAGGTTTAGTGAGAAAACGCCTGTCTATACAGCTTCAATATGATTATGCTGCCTATCAGGGATATTTTGAAAGCTTTGATATTACAGAAGATTCAGAATCTCCTTTTAGATTTATTTATACAGTATCATTTAAAGCTGAAAAAACTCTATTCTCTTATTTGAGGTAATATATGGCAACAAATTTTCCAATACGGCAAGAAGTTAGTGATGATCGAAAACGTATCAGTTCAGAGACTGATGACTTTTTGAGTCGTGTAGTAACTACTGATTATTCTCCGTTAATACATGACAGATCTACCGAGTACCTGTCGGAAGGAGGAGCCCCTAATACAGCTCAATCCGAGAGTGTGGTATCCTTCTTAACAGCTTCGGACAGAGCTTTAACGGGTGCCCTTTCTGCCTCTATACCAATGTACATTTCTTTAGGAGATAGATATAATAATAAGATGACGTTTATGATGTTGATAAATCCATCTAATATGACCCATGGAAAGACTTCAGCAGTTTCAAATGCTTATACCCGTAAAGGTTTTATAACTCAGATGTGGGGACCTAATCAAGATATCCTAACCTCCACAGGAAAAACTGCTGCTTTTATGGTAAGTGGGTCTGGTATAACAAATTTAGGTAGACGTAGATCATTTGCCTATGCAAATTTCTTAGCTTTTCTTTATTCCTACAGAAACAACGGCTATTTGATGGCTGATCCCACAAAAGAAAAGAATAGCTTAACTCGTGTTATAAATATGATCCATGGAGTAGAAATTTCTTATGATAACCAGATCTTTACAGGCCATTTCAATAATTTTACCATCGATGAAGCTGCTGAAAGACCTTTCTTATTTGATTATAACTTTGAATTTGTTTGTAGCACTTTGGATAAAAGTGATGAAGAAATAAGGGGTCATTATCTTGCTTTTAATGATCCTGTTGAAAGTGCTCCTGCAACTTTGTTGGAAGAAGTAAATCAAAATAATGGGATAGATACTGAAGAAACTCTCTTTTATCACAATGACGATTTACCTGATATCTCGGTAAGGGTAGTAGAAGATATCTCTTAAAAAGGTATCAAAAGGATTTAAATATGGCATATAATAATGGAAGTGGTTTATTTACGGTAAAAGAGTTTTATAATCGAGGCGTTATAAAGTTAGCTCCTGATGTTCTTGTCTATATAGGAGGTAGTTTAAGTACAAAAATAATAGCTCCTGTTTCGGGTCAAGATAGTAAAGTTTCTTTTAATGATGGTATTACAACTGTTAGTGTTCAGAATAATGTAGATCCTCCTGGATCCTCAACCGCTTCCTTTGAGGTAACAACTCCTATTTATGGAGAGAATTCAAATTATTGGGTTTCCTATGAGAATATAGATAGCGCAACTCCCGTGCGTGCCCCCCTTTTAATCCCTATGATGGAAGTAAAAATTTATTTCAAGGGACGATTTATGGCTAAGGGTGCTCCTAAATATTATCCAGCTTTCTGGGGTTTCATCACGAATGTGGAGGAGAATTATTCTGGAGGAGTTTATAAATTAAATGTGTCCTGTGCGGATATGTTACATTGGTGGGCTTATAGTACAATAAATGTTCATCCCGTACCTCAGAGCAGATTGATTGCAGGTGGTGGTCAAGATTTATCCATATTCTCTACGGTATTTAATAGAAGGAATCCTTTTCAGATCATTTATCAATTAGTGACCGGTATGGGTATGCATGAATTCGTTACACCAGCTTGGTTAGCTCAGAAACTTCCTAAAGAAACCGTGTACCCTAAAAGTGTATTTCAAGATCAAGCAACAAACGGTATTATGCCCTATTGGCAAAAGCGCTTCGGGAATATGACCAGTTTGTTAAAGATGTTCGGAGTAAGTGGAAAACAGGTTATTTATAATGATGTGGTGGCTATGCGCCCAGTATCTACTGCACCTGATAAGAGTAGAAAATCTCAAATGTTAAAAGCTACAGAATCAAAGGATCGACGAAATCTGGATGTTGATTATGACTTTATCACTAAATTTGAGACATTTGCAGATTATAAAAAGATGGGTTCCTTTGATAATGCTGAGTACATGACAAAACTTCAGATAGCTACTGAAATAAAGACCCGAATTGATTATGAATTTTATCAGGATGTAGATGGGAATTTCATTTTTAAACCACCTTTTTATAATTTAAATGTAAGAGGGTTGCAGCCCTATACAATTCTACCTAATGACATTCTTAGCTATTCTGTGAATACAGATACAGAAGGTCTTATAACGGTACTGTCTGTGTATACACCGATGTATAAAAATTTAAAAGAGACTCCTTTTAATAGGGGTCTTGGTTTTCATATGGATATTGAGTTGTCAAAAAAGTTTGGTATAAGGCACCAAGAGATGACAATGTCCTATGTTAATGATGCTGATCTAGCAAGATCTTTGGCTTTAGGTCAGTTGAATATCATTAATGCTAAAATTACCACAGGGAGTGTGACTATTCCTGGCCGCCCAGAGATGAGATTAGGGTACCCTATTTATATAGAGCATAGAGATAGTTTTCATTATGTAAGATCTATAAATCATAGTTTTGACTATGGAGGTTCTTTTACTACAACTTTATCTCTTCAAACAGAAAGAAAAAAAGTATGGGATACGGGTGATGATGGAAATTTAGTTCTTTTAAAGGATAAAGTGTATAGATATAAAGAACCAGTGGTGCCCGTAAAAAAAGAAGAGCCTATTGAGACAAAGGATAAACAGCCGGTTAAAAAGGATACAAAACCTAAGAGGTCAGTTACTTCTTCTATTCAAGAAGAACCTCCACAGACACTAGTTATAACTGATCAAGTAGAATTAGATCAAATGAATCTATTAGAAGGGGAACGAAGAATAGTCTCTATGAAGCAGGGACGTTATGAGATATCCCCCAGAAGAGACCCTTTAACTCACCCTAGGATTAGTGTGAATGGTAGGGTTTATCAAACAGGTAAGGACGAAAGAGCAGTCACGTCTACTACAACACCGTACACAGATGTGGATGGTTATCAAGTATTTGGTTCTTTCCCTTATGGTAGAAATTTAAATCCTGTTTCTATACTCCCTAATACGACAGACAACGCAGATTTGGTAGTGTATAAAGATAACTATTTAGCTACAATGGCACGACCTCTTTATAAGGAGGAATCAAAAAATATGGATGCACTCTTTTTTGAAGACAGGGCCGGTTCAGTACCCGATTATCTTGGTATAAATGGTATGCCATCAATATTAGGAGTGATCTCAGATGAATCAAATGTACTTGATAATACTAGCCCAAAAACTAACGAGAGTAAAGTAAAGAAAGTAAGGGCTAATCAGGCTGATCGGGCAGTGGCGGCTCAAGTTACAGGGGCAACGTACAATACAAATGCTGGGTCTAAAAATACAAATGCACTCGTAAATACACAGACAGTGGAACGGTAATTAATATGGCTGGATTTAGTAAAAAAATATATAATGAGGGTGAAAGCCCTTCCCTGATTCTTTCAAGTGTAAGTTCTCAGTATAATTTTTTAAGAACAGGTGTTGTAGAATCCGTCGATATAGATAAGTATGAGATGTCTATTAGATGGTCTCCAGGTAATTCCGCTCGAAATACCATTCCAATACCTTTTGCTTATGCTGGACCTGCCGGTTGTATTGGAGGGCTTCCTGAAAAGGGTGCCATAGGTATTTTTGGTTTTTTGAATACTGGAGCCAACACTATATCTAAGAGTCCTCTTTGTATAGGATTTCTCCCTTCTGGTCTTGATGCAGGATTAAATAATAATGAAGTAAAAGTATTTCCGGATGCTATTCCAACTACTGATGTAAATAAGATACAGTTTTCTTTTCGGAAGTTGGCTCTGGGGGATATGGTCGTTCGTTCTCCTCTTGGATCAGAATTATTTCTGAATGATGATGCTGAGTTGCATGATGGGGCACAAGATTCTATTCTCATACGAGAATCAGATCAATCAATTATTTCAACTTCTCTTAATAACTATGTTTTTGCCGATGGTGTCTCTATTACTAGTGGGCAGGCAATTCGTAATGCATTGCTCATTTATGATGAAGAAGGAGAGAAGATTCCAAATAACGGTAGTCTTCAATCCATGCCTAATGGTAAGGATATTATTTATATAGTTCCTCATGGTGAAGATATCACTTATGATACTCCTTTTTATACTGAGTATAGAGTAGATGTAGATGAAATGGGAGATGGCCAGCTTGATCTAAATGATATAAATAGTATGTCTCCTCTTTCAAGTCGTGAGCCTATAGTTACATTTGCAATGGGTAATTATATTGGGGCGGATAGAAAGAACCCTCAGACATACGGAGAAATATTAAAAGTTAGTTTATTCTCTTCTGCAACGGCACAAAGAGGAAACTTTGGATTAGAAGCAGCCTCTATGAATAATGGTATAGATGAACCTTCTACAATAGGTCTTGCTTATGCTCACCATTTCTTAAATTCTGGATGTTTCTTAGGTGTAGATAAAGAAGGTCATTATTCAATGAATCTTCCTGCATCAAAATCCAATCCTTTGGGTGCCGGAAGATCTATGTCCATTTTAGGTGCAGGGAATCTTAAAGAAATTTGGGGGCCTGATTCTTCCACTCAAAATTCCTGGGACTTAACAACTATTGGTGGTGTTCGGTGGAACATCGGAGCCCATGGAACAACTAATTACAGTAGAAGCATTGATATTAAGACAGCCCGGGGTATCTATATAAAGGTTAATGGTGCTGATGATGAAGTTGTAGAGATAGCCGCAGGAAAAGAATGGACAGGATTTTCAAGACAAGAAACTTATAAGAATAATGTCATTGAAAGTGTAGGTGGAAATAAAAGGATAAATGTTGGTGCTGAATATTCCATGAAGATAAATGGAATGAAGGAAGAATTTATTGATGGTGGTTCTACTGAATCTGTTCAGAATAATAAAAATGTCAGTGTCGGTGGTGTCTATTCGGAATCCTCAGTTAAAGAGATGCAAGGAAAATTTGGGAGTAGAAAAATAACAATAGGTCCTAAAGGGGATGATGATCTGGAAGTGACTCTTGGAAATATAAAACAAACTATAACTGGTTTTGGACAACGCAAGTTATCTGTAAACGGTGGAAACATCAAAGAGACTATAGGGAATTTTGAACATACTACTGAGATGAAACTGGGTACCTATAAATTGAGTGTGGGTCAAGGAAAATTTGAGATAGTGGCTCCTCTTGGTGTCGTTACGTTAGAAGGTTCTACCGTAACAATTAAAGGAAACATAATGGTTTCTGTTGACGCTCCCATAGTAAAGATAGGTAAGAATGCTCCAATAGGAGGTGTGATAACAGGTATACCTGGAATACCATCACATTTTGATTATGTAACAGGCGCACCATTAAAAGGTAGTCTTAAGGTTAGTGCAACAGCATAAAGGAAGAATATGCCTCTCGTACCAAAAGCAATGCAAGGATTCATGACAGTAAAGGCTTCATCTAAATTGATGTCGGGGAGTAAGCTGTCCTATATAACAGGTGCTATTTCTTCTGCTACCAGTACTTATATCTTAGCTGCCTCTATTGTAAATAGCACTAATATTGCTTTAGGGCCAGGTGCAGGCACACAGACGGGCAAGATAGTTGGTTTGACTCCTTCTGCTATGTCAGTTCTTATGATGAGTAAAGCAGCAGCTCAGGGCCTCTCAGGTAGAGACATAAAGGCTCTATTTGATTCGGTATCTTTTGGGGTAGTGAATGCTTTAAAAGCAACTCTTCTTCAAGGATCAATTATAGGGGCAGGACCTGGTACGGGAACTGGGAAAATAACTGGGTTGGTGCCTGAATCTTTAAAGGGTTTAATTTTGGCCCAATCCGCTTTTAGATTAATTTCAGGTGATAAATTAAAATCGTTAGTTTCAGCAATTGCTTTTGGAATATGTAATCACATAATGTCTGTAGGGACTGTTCAGGTAACCAATATCGGAGTGGCGGCAGGACCACCGGTAGGGCCCATAACAATACCTGCAGCACCGGGAATAGGAAAGCTCGTATAATGACAACAGATATTAATACAATTCTGTCTTATGACACGGTAAGTCTCACTCCATTTGAGATACGCGGTACACGTTCAGGTGTTAATAATGCACGTACTACTGGTGTAGTTTATACAGATGGAATATATGAACCTGCGGATAGTTCTGTAGGAGGTAGTGGTCTTTTCTCCTCTGATACAACAGTCAGTAATTTTGTATTTGACCCACCTTACGGTTCCTTGAATACTTCTTCTTTAAAAGTAGGAGATAGTCTAACTGTAAATACTGAAACTTTTAGTATTGTAAATATTGAGACAGTGAATAGATTTCAAATAAATCCCGCTGCTTCCTTTTCTGGTTCAGTACCGTTCTCTCTTGCTTTAGATCAACGAGAGTATGTAGTGGAACCTGATGTTATTACTAATACTAAGACGGGAGTTGCTACCTTTACTTCTGGAGTTGTTAATGTAACCGGTTCAGGTTTTCTCTCCTTAGCTGAAGGTGACTTTATAAAGTATGACGGGTATCAGGATTACATTAGAATAGCTCAGGTATATTCCGATGTCTCTTTAGATCTTGTTTCAGGGTATCCAGGTGCTACTGTAACCGGTCCTTATACAGCTAAGAAATGGAAGATAGGTCTTACAAGAATTCAGTATGCTAAGAATGATATAACTTATGATGGTCAAGCAGCGAAATGGAAATACGATAACATAGTTGGTAATGATTTAACTACTTCAACAAGTTTCATGCCTCTTGCCGACGGAATAGAACTGGCTTTTAGTCGCGCGCTGAATTCAGAAGTTCCTGATTTAATGGATGTAGCAGTAACAAATAACCAGACATTTGCCAGTGAAACTCAGTATGAAACATCTCAATTTTCTCTTCCGGTAGTTCCTTTTCCTGAAGCCAGTATGGAACTCTTTATTGATGATGTAAAGAAGACCATGTATGAGGATTATGTATTAACATACACTCAGAATCCTGTTTATGAACCACCCCCTCCTCCTGATAAACGCTTTGTAGCGAATGTAATGTTTCTGGATGGGGTAGATAATGTACAACCTATTCCAGGTTATACAGAATCGGGTCAGTTCTTTCTCATTGATTCGGATGAAGCAACCATTGCAGGTGTCTATGAAGATTCTATATCTTTGACTGTAGATAGCACATCTCAGCTTGCTCTAAGAGATTTTATGGTGGAGTCAAATGCAGGTATCCTGGAAGTGACAGATTCCATTGTGGATGAAGATCTTGTGAAATATGTTAGTAAGGATCTTAGTGAGTATATAGATTATGGCTTTTCTGTTTATTTGAATGGTAAAAAGCAAAATATTTCATTTCCAGCTTCGCCTGATGATGATATACTTTTTCAACCCGCCAGTGGCCGTTTGAAACCTCGTGACCAGGATCATCCAGGTCCGGGTGAAGTGTATCAAGTAAATTATATGGTAGAAACTACTTCAGTCTCGGGAGAGACTAAAGCAGGTATTGCAGGAAGTACCGTTCTTGAATTAGATAGGTATCCTGTAAAACAGGATTCGATCTTTTTAGCTAAGAACAATTCATTTTTAGAAGAAGGCGTAGATTTCTTTGTCAGTTATTTAACGGGGAGAATAATTTTATCCGAACCCTCTTTAGGGTCTGATGTATTTAAAACTAGTTATGTTCCTCTTTCTAAGCAAGTTAATGACTTGACCTATGAAAGCGGTAAATGGTACTGTACTACTCGTGATTCTCGCCTGACAGTACAGGATGCCGGTAATTTTAAGTTTCTTATAGCAAACGTGGCTCTTGATGTTAGTAAGATAGAAATTTTAAGAATTTATAATGAGACACGGGATCTGGATTACAACTTAACTGGTCTTTCTACCGATGGGAGTGCTATACTCCTGGAAAAAAATGCCGCGAATATCGCTGTTGGTCTTGATATCAATGATGTAGTGGTAATAGACTACACCTTTCTTCAGCGCGGTACACCTGGGAATTATGTTGAGTATTTTCCAGTTATAATAAATACTTTAAATGTGGAGGAAGGATCGGAAGCAGTTTATTTTGAAGGATCAGATTTAACCTCTCTTATTAGTTCAAATTCTATAATGACTATTGCATTCACTACTGCTGCTTCGGAATCATACCATAATGTTACAGGAGCTTCTTATGATGGTTTTGGTACTAGGATAGATATAGAACCCGCAGTTCCTGAAGATGTAGTAAATCCGAAAATCAGTATATCTGATGGACCTCCATCTTATTTGACAGTACCCGCTACTGCGGATCCTATGATAACAGGAAATTCCCAGATGATCTTTTCTGGGATTAACATTAGAAATATCTTCAGACCTAAAACTCAATTAAGTGTTGGATCGAATTTTTACCAGGTTTCAGGTTCTGCTTATGATAGTGCTGAGAATAAAACCACAGTTTCTTTGAGTTCAGAGATAACTTCGGATCAAACAAGTTCATCAGTTCTTTCCAGTATACTGTATAGTGATAATCCAATTTATTATGAAGGTGATACGGTTTTAGTGCCCTCTCAGTCCGCTGTGACCTTATTTAATCAACCAGCTTTCATACTGAATAATGATTCTGATAATATCTTAAGTGTGTCTTCCAGTTTGACTGAATTGATAATAGATGGAACAGCTTTTTCTTATGCTAATTCTTCCACTCTTGGAGATCTTTCAGGTGCGATAGATTCATCTAATATTGACTCTTTATCACTGATCACTTATGCTCCAACATGGCAGAGTAATAAGATAATACCAGTAACTGATGTATCTGTTTATAGAGATTCCAGTACTGTTCTTTCCGCCTACGATGCATTAAGATATGCGGGTACTGATACATCAAGTTTTTCTGTTAGTGAAGTTGGTAATGTAATTTTGGAGAACGGTCTTCAAAGCGGTGATAAGTATACGTTTGACTATCTTGGTAGACAGTTTCTGGGCGATAATCAAGTAGAATATTCTTTACGTTACTTTGTAAATCTACCAGAAAAGTCTAAGGTTGCTGCTTCTTTTCAATATATAAATCTTGATCAGTTTTATATACAGGTGTTAAGTCAGAAAGATTTCTTGGAAAAAGTAACTATTCCCCGTATGGAGCAAGAATCCCTACAACTAAGCGGTAGTGTAGGTCAAGGAGGTACTCTTCCAAATGATGATGGTGCAACTAATGATGATGCAGGTCTAACCGGTGATGAGTATGCAAGAAGAGACGCTGAGATCGAGTGTAATGTTTTTAAAAATGTATATGACTTCTTTCAAGGCAGGCTTGAAAATTACGGCATTGAATTGGAAGCTGCAATAGGTTACAGTCTTTTTAATAATGATGGAACATTTTCTGATGCCGAACAAAATGGAGCTGCTAAGGCGGTTAGTCGTGTCTTCCCTACCGCAGATTATACAAGTCTTGAACCTATGAGGGTAAATCCTTTGACCGGTTACTTTTTTGATTCTAATGCAGTATTTACAAATGGCTCCACAAATGTATCAGGTAGTGGAACAAAGTGGTTGTCACAGTTAAATACAGGTGGCTATATAGGTCCGGTAGATTCAACGAGAAGGTACTTAATAAGTAATGTTAATAATAATACAAGTGTTACTATTAATCCAGCCTTTGAAGAGAGTACAGTGTCAGGGGAATATACAGCTACAAATAATAGATACCCTATCTATGATGATGATGGTTTTCTCGGAGCTAAGATAGTAGGATCAAAAGCAGATAACTATGGAATAGAAGATGGGGAAACTTTTAATATTACCATAGATGGAACGGGTGAAAGTTATACTTTTAATTTTCCTTCAGGTCCTTTTTTAGGCCCATTCTTTGCAAATCCTGATGGCCCTACAATAGCAAGCTTGTTATCTGATATTGATGGTCTATCATGTTCTTATGAAAGAGTTCTTGATCCTGCTACCACTTACGGTTATAGGAATTCTCTCGTAATGCGCACTACTGCTCCTTCCAATTTATTGGAGATGAGTGATGGTACAACAACTGTTAAATTGGGCTTTTCCGGTGACCAGACAGCTTCAGGTAATTTAGATAGGAATGATAGTAATCCTGAGATTTTCTTAAATTATAGTGAAAGGATTGCTATAGCTGCGGAGGAAGGTTATTTAGCTATTCCTTTAGGTTTTCCGGATAAACTTGATAGGACAGGTTATGATGGTACTGACGCTGTAGACAGCGCAAGATCTATGATGGTAGAAGAGCATGATTATATTATTCAAGAGATCGATAGATTAGAGAAACAGATAACTGCAACAGGTAATTTATTAGCTGAGAGTGGAGTGGATTCCACAGGTACTGCTACAGCTCATGCGAATGCCCTATACGCTCTGACAGATGCCAGTTCAGCACTAGCAGATGTAGAACCTATTCTTTTAGATTGGGAAGGAAAAGTAAATAACTGGAAATGGTCTCTTGATTTTACTGAAGAGAATCAAACCATTACAGGAATAGATGGTTCCCCCTCTTTTATTCTGTCTGTGCCTTCTGCAGATGACAGAAGGATCCTGAATGCCGTTATTTTCCTTAACCTCTATACCCCCGTAATAGTTGGTGATGATGATAGTATTCCTATTGTAGGTACTTGGTCTCCTTGGAGTGTGAACGGTTATAGTCTTAATAACACCGTTACATTTGATATTGATGTGACTCCAGCAATTACTCTAACAGCTACAGCAGTAGTAACAAATTTAAGGTTTGTAACAGATTCTTTGGGTGTGAATATTCATTGGCTGGTAGGTGCAATCCCTTTTCAGGAGACCTATACTTATGTAAGTTATCCTACTGTGGGTACGATGAAAGCAGCACTTAATACCTCTGCAGTAGTAAGTGCTGCAGGGAACCCAAGTTATGATTCGAGAGGAAGTGGGATTTTTCAATACTCTACAACATTGATAAACCCAACCGCAGATCTTTTACCCGGACTAAGAGATTCTTATGTAACCTATCAGACGATTTCTGATAAATTGTTGAATGAGCGTCTTGCTTTTATTGGGACTCGTGATAATTATCTTTTATATAGAGGTGCTTATTTAGATGTTACCCGTGAGAGTCAGATTTATAACGATATAAAATCAGAGGGGTTATTGTTAAATGTGGGTAGTGGAGAACCTGGTAATATTTATGCCTGGGCAAATAATCGATTTAATAGGAGACAAGGATGTTACGCACGACTGAAACAAATAGAACAGCAAATAGCATCGAACCAATCAGCTCTTCAGGTCAATCAGAGTCTCTTGTAGGCCCTGAAGTCAAGCCTGCCGTTTGGAAAAGGGTGAGTTTGAATAACCCTATGGTTCGGAGTTTAGAAGAATTAAATGGTATGCTTGGTCATGCTGTTTTAGAGAAGAGTAAAAAAATTGAAAAACAAATAAAAAGAATGAAGAGATTTTAATGCCTACGAATCAAATTGATTTAAGTGCTAAATTGAAGGCTTTCCCTTATGTCGCTCCTGCAATAGTAAATGCTGTAACAGAAGCTCAGGAAAAAGCTTCGGATATCGATAAGCTCATTTCAGACTTGGAAGAAAGTTCCAGTAACATTCCAACTGATATAAGTCAGATTATTGGTCAGGGTGCAACACCTGGAGCGGGTGTTGTTGGAGAGGATGAATGGAACCGGTTGGCTGTTCCTACTGATAGTGTTGATTGGATCTCTGGTATTACAGACGGATTGGAGAAAGCTTTTACAGCACTGGATAAAGTAACCACTATTATTCAGAAAGTTATGAGAGTAATAGAGTTATTTAATAGTAGCTTTAAATCTTTTTCGAGTCTTTTTGTAAGTGTAATAGATTTTGCTCAAAGTAAAATTGATGAATTCTCTGGGTCTCTGCAAGAAGGAGTGTATGCTTCTGTATTTGCTCCTCCTGCTCTTTTAAATAAATCATCGGGAGATGTGAATTCAAGACATGAATTACGTGGGGGTTTTCCAGGTTTTTTGAGCAGGTTTGAGAGTTCCATACATAATACTAAAGATGATAATAGGCCTACTTTTACCACAGCTTCTTATGTGGGTGGTATGGTAATATTAGTGGATACAGAATCCATTGATAAGATGTGGGAAGGCCTGCAGCAATTGGCAGCTATGTTTGATTTTATGCAACTTCTTCCTATAAATTTATCCCCTCCACCTCCTACTAATTTAAGAGGCTTCTGTGGGTACTTTTTAGATCCAGCAGAATCTGAACTGCCCAAAGAAGAGAGAAATAAAAAATTTGGTGTACAGATAGAGTGGGATAATAGTTTTACATCCACAGCTTATCATGTCTACCGAAGTCGTGTGACAGGTGGAACCACTACTAAAGAAGAGTTTGTGCCAACTTCACTTGTAGATAACCAGGAGACAGGTGAACCTGGTCTTTTGTCCGTAACAGCTGATTTACTTGCATCTATAAAAAGAGGAAAGGATACAGTGAAGTGGCCTGAGAGGATAGTAAATAATTACGAAGACCCCGATTTTAATGGAGGAGAGCCTGCAAAAGTTATAGCTCTCCCTAATTTAACTAGCCTTAAGTATATAGATACTGATATTCTGACTGAGCCTATTCCCGATTCTGGTATAGAATTCGCCTACATTAAGGAGAAGGATGGAACGAAAGTACCTTTTACTAATTATTATTATATGATCCGAGCGTGTGGATTAACAGGAGTTCCTGAAGGTCCAAATTCTCAGGAATTAAATGTAGCTATTAAGACTTGTAATGATAATTACAATATAGCCGATGTAATTCAACATCCAGAAGGTCGTTTTGAATTTCTTTCTGTAGGTGCCGGTAAGTTAAATAATTGGTCTTCCGTTCGAATCTCTGGAATGATCCCTTGGTATGTGGAAATCATTGAAATTTTGTCGGGATTTCTTGATACTCTTAGGGGTACGGTAACTGATGCCTCAGATGCCTTTTCAGGTTTTATGGATCAAATGACAGCGAGAATAAAGATGTACAGGAATATCCTCAGTGTTATTACAATGCTTATAGAGCAATTTAAGAAGTTCTTTTTCGGCCCTTCTCTTGCTTTGCTAAATCTTCCTCCAGAAAAAGGTGGGATGCCTGTCTTTGTAGAACGTGTGAAACAAGCTCAAGTCCCAGAAGGTTCAGAAGGATTTAGTGGTCCTGATGGTATTACTGTAGGGATCGTTCTTGTCTATGGGGGTGGTGCACTGGAAGTTGTTTTATTTGAAAAGGCCTTCCAATTAATTGAGTCTCTTTTGACGGAGGATTAGATATGGGTGAAGTTAGTCAAGTTATACTGACAACTACGGATGATATAAATAGACTAGAAGCTCTAATTGTCGGTAATAATGCCAGAAGTATGAGAATAGTATTAAACAGAGTGAAAAGACGAATAGTTATTTATGAGTCTCGATTAGTAGAATTATACCAAAATGAGAGCATCCTAAAAGCTCGTGTTTATAATAATGTGGCAGAATTAAAAATTCTAACAGAATATATAGCGGGTAGAAATACTAAGGATAACCCTACACAGAGTTTCGCTAATGAAAATAATGAAACAGTGTCTAATCCCCAACAAAATATTGCTTATGATAAATTTAAAATAATGTCTCTGGAAGAGGTAATTCGAAAACTGGATTCGGAAATAAATAGAATAAATTCTGAGATCCAAAAATTACAGGCGGATAAAAATCGATATCAGTATAAATATGAAGATTTAGAGAGACGTCTAAATAAGGCTGCGGAAGATAAGGAAAAGGCTAGTAAGTTAGGTCAGGCAATAGCTCCTACGCGAGAAGATCTATATGCAGATCAAATTGCCCAGGCAAGGACAGCACAGTATCTTTTACTTAAAGGTATAAGTGATAATTTCATTAATCTTTCTACTCCTTTAAATGACTCTGTACCACCAGCCGGTATTACTTATTCAGAATATCTAAAGAGTTTAACAGGTTCTAAAGGATATCCGGATGGAGATAGAAGAATAGTACATAAATTACAGGTATATCAACAACTCTTTTGGTCTCATGGCCATACTAAAGGTTTAACTGGTGTAGATAGTTCTGGGGATATTGTACCTTTATCTACTTTATTAAATTTTGATAATCCTGGAGACACAAAAAATACAGAGGTATTAACTGCTGCCGTAAGTGGGAATAGAGCTGCATCTCAGAATTCTAAAATTTCTTTAGAGGTAAAAAGATATATAGATGATGTGAATTCGGTTGTAGGTGATCCGTTGATCTCCGATGGAGTAGAAATAAGACCGGATGTAACTATCCCAGTATCCGAATCTATGCGTGCTAAGACCGCAAGTTATCCCACGTCAGCTTTAAGAATAGGTGATTATTATTTAGGTTCTTTTGAATTACCCACTCTTTCTGATTCTATAAGAAAGAATTGGAAGAAACGAAATGCTCGTCTATATTTTAATTTGCCTGTTTGTCCCCAAGCCAAACCCTCAGGTACTTCAACTGATACTAAGGAAGAGGCGGCTCTGGTAACTGAATTGGCTCTGAAGTCTGAAGCATCAGATCTATATCTGAAGAATATAGAAGAAAAAACAAGTTTTATACTTGAAGCTGAACAGAAGCAACTTGGAGATTTGCCTGCAGACGCACCAGAATGGGTAAAAATCTATGTGATTCGTTATGGAACCGCCTCTATTGGAAAGATAAATTTTGAGGGGAATGAAGTGACTGTACTTCGCGGTACTAATGAATCAAGCGCCCAGAGAGCTACAGATAATGCACTTAAAATGAAAAAATTCCCTTCAAAACCTGCTATGGAAGTAAAAGATGCTTATTCCTATGAAAGTGTGATTGGGTGGACTATTGAATCTTTAGGGATTACTATCTCACAAAAAGAATTTGAAGTAATTCTGGCAGGAGGAACATCAGAAAGTTTAGGGCGACAGACTACAGAAGACATTAATAATTTAATTCTTAGTGGCCAGTTTGCTTCTGATAGTATTAAATATAAGGAATATTTAGCATATATCTTGTATGGCCTAGTATAATTATCTATCAATATTATATCTATTATATGTCTTATGATCTTAAAATAAATATAGTATGTAATCATAGAATTTACAGGGAACTTGTCATTCTTGAAGATGATAGGCGTTCTATTAGATTGTCATCACCCTTGGCTGCTTCTAACCCTGAGTTGTTTGCATCAGATAATTTAGTGTCAGCAAGAGATTATACCCTTATATATGATCCACAAACTATAGCAGTGCAACAGCCAAGAATGGTCTATTTGAAGAAGAAATGGCCTTCTGTCGAAGATTACTTTGAAGTTAATTATATAACTTTAAGAAGCTATTGCCCTAAGTGCGCGGGTCTCCAGTTTTTGGATGATATAGAATATAATATTAGAGGGGAACTTATAACGGTCAGGAATGAAGAACTTTTACTCCAGAATCTGGAGAAATTTACAGTTACTGAAAAACAGAGTAACCCATTCCATTCCTTTATAGGGACTTTTTTAGTGAAACTCTTGGGTCAGAAAATAATAGATTCTTCTTATTTTTCTACTAAGATAACTCAAGAAGTAAGTGCAACATTGGATGTTTTGAAGAGTCTACAGGATCAGTATGTTATTTCCGACCGTCCTGTTACAAATGGTGAGCTTTTAGATTCAATTCAAAATATCCAGATAAAATTTGATCCGGAAGATCCAACTATTATACGAACAGATATATCTGTAACGGCTAAATCAGGCCGTACTGTTGATTATACTCAATATTTGCAATTACCACAGGGATAAAAATAATATGGCCATACCTGCTCCTGTTATCGTTTTGCCTTCTGGCGGTGCCAATTATGCGACCGATATACAAATACAGACTTTGTCCGGAACAACTGCTTCTGATACTAAAGAAATCGAAGTAAACGGATCTACCCTTGGTGTTTCTTATACCATGGGTGAAACAGTATGGGCGTGGACCGGAGTACTGTCTTTGGGATTAAATGTTATTAATGTGATTGCTATTGAAAAGAATACCGAATTACCCAGCCCTACGGCGGTTATTAGCATAACATTAGTTCAGAGTGATGATTTTGTAACCATCTCTCCTCCTACTGGAGTAAAAACTCTTAGGTATCAAGATAAGATGGAGATAGTGAATGTACAGAATCCAGAACCTAATACGGTAGGTTACAACTACTATGTTAGTCTTGAGAGTGGTGGGGTAAACGGCCTTTACGCTAAAATAAATATAGATCCAGTGATTGATTTTTCTTTTTTTGAAGATAATGTAAAAACTCTAAATTCTGTAACAGATACTGTTGGAAATATTAGAGTAACAACAATTACTGAAGAGGTTACCCGAGAATTCTATTATTCAGTCTTTTTTGATCAGAATAGATTTAGAGAATTGGTAGCTGATGGTTTACTTCCTTTGGCTGTCTTTGGGGAAAGTACTTCATTTTTCTTTGTAATATCTGCTGTTATATACGATCCAGTTCTTGGCCAGGTTTCTGAAAGTGCTTTTTCTATAGAAATGGAAAGTTCTCCTCTTACTATTACAACAGGTATAAGGGATCTTCCTTCCAGAACTCAAAATGATATTATTCTTACCATGAGTCAGGAATTGTTGATATCAAATAAAGGTACCGATACAAAACCAGGAACGGTAGTTAGAGACTTAATGGACCCTATTTCGGAAGAAATGGCTCGTGTCTATGTGATTCAGAATTTTATGTCTCGTTCTCTTTCAGTTAGTGGTCTTCAAGATTTTGATGATGCAGATGGAGACACCGTTAGTGACCCAGTTGAAACTTCTATTCCCAAAAAAGCTCTACAACTTGCTTTATTTATAACAGATCCGGCTAATTTACAGCAGCTAATTGATGATCAATTTGATAAACTTGCTTCTAATGTTGATGTTACTAGAAAAGGTGAAGAACCTGCAATAGGGTCTGTTACTTTCTATACTGAAACGGCTCCTATTAGGGATATGGTAGTAAATGAGGGTGCAATTGTATCTACCCAAGGAGATCTTGATCAGAATGTTGCAGCTCAATCATATAGGACTCTTTCAACTAAAATATTGCAAGTTGAAAATCGAGAACAATATTATAATTCGATAACGGGTAGATATGAACTTGATTTAGATGTAGAGGCTCTGGATGCAGGCGAAGCTAGTAATACAGGATCTTTTACTATAAAAAATATATCCTCCGGTGCTGATAGTGACTTCTTTGTAGAGAATACAAATAACATTGTTTTTGGTCGTGATGTTGAATCTAATTTTGATTTGGCGGGCGAAATTGAATTAGCTTTCTTTACAGATACTGGAACGGAAGGTGGTTATGTAAGAACAGCCGCAGCGGTTTCCGGGGTAAGAAGAGTGCGAGTAGAAAAAGCAAATGATCCTTTAATGATCCGTGATTATGACCCTATTAGACAGAAACATGTCGGGGGAAAGGTTGACGTTTATATTCAAGGTTCAAGAATACGTCAGGTTACCGATCAAATAGCCTTTTCATTTGAAAGTATTATCTCTGCATCAGGTTCTCAAAGTGGAGAGACTTTTGTAATTGTGAATGTTGCTGCTTTTCAGTTTAAATCTGTTAATCCTCGTGTGAGTGTTCATACTCCTATTTTTGAAGTTTCTCAAGTTTATAATGCAACTAGAGCTGCTGCGTATGATATCTCAGGCTATCAGATAATAGGTGACGGAAATACGATTGATTTGGACGAGACTAAATCTACTAACGTTTATATAGGTTTGGCATCAGAAGATATTATTAGGGTTGATTATAAATTCAGAAGTTCCGATACCTTTATTCTTAGCCATCAACCAGTTAATGAAATAGTTTCGGTTTCGGGTCAAATCTCAGGCACATTGACCTCGGATAACTGGGAACTCGTCAAACTTCAGGATCCTCTTGAGGAGGGTAATTCGACGATTGCAAAAAATAGTATTCGAATTAATTTTGCAAATGAACTTCCTTTAACTGAGTTCCAATCTATAACTGATGAGCCTCATGTTATCCTTTTGGGTAAGGCAGAGCCTCTTGATTTTTTAGGTGCCGACCCAGAATCTATTGTAGTGAGAAATTCCACT